GTGACATCAGCATCAGCACCATCCACATCTCTTCTACGAATACTGACTTCTAACGCAAAAGAAGGAAGAGCATCACGAGAGTATAGCAATCTTCTAACACCATTGGTAAGCGCTCCTGTTGATTCACGATGAGGGCTACCAGTTTTCGTTGCTCCTCCTCCGCTTCCATTATAACGAACAAATCTTAAGTGAACGCCAGTTTCATGAGCATAACAAAGACCATCATCTAAGAAAACTGTGTTACCACTAATAGCAGCGATTCGACGAATTTCTTTTTTCTGTGTTTGGTCAAAATATGTAGTTCCTGTTACACCAGCAGCACCAAAAGCAGCACCTGCACCTAAGTCACCTGCTTCTTTGAATGTTACAATGTCCTCTACATTACTATCTAAGAAAACAATATAATCACCAGCAGCAACAGCCGATGTTCCGTTACCATCATTAGCGACACTTGTAAACTCAGCGCCACCGCTTAGTGTGATGACAGTCTCGCCTTTTTCAACAGAAGCGCCTAGAGTTCTGTTAGCGCTTGTAAGACCGTCGAATTGGTTACTTACTGATACTGATTCCATACCTAAACAATAATACAACCAACGAGGATTGTGCATGTTTACCTCGAAAGAGCCACCTTCGTTCAGGAAACGACCCGGCACTTGGATTGCAGTATCTCGACCAAGCCCTACGATATGGTATCGCTTGAGGTCTACCTTTGTTTCGGGTAGAGTAAGAGTAGCAGCAAGACCGAGGAATTGGTCAGTAAGCACACGCTCACTGCTGTCAGAAGCAACACTACTCCAACCACCCATATTGGCATCAAAAGTAGGAGTTCCGAATGATTCAATGTAAAGAACATCATTAGTGCTTGATTGGTTAGCACCACCACCAGTTGATGTAGTTGTTTTCAAAGCAGGTGTAACAGTAAGTTGAGTTTCAGTAGAACCAGTAGAAAGAGTAGCAACGGTAAATGTAGCGTCAGCGCCACCACCTGTGATAGTAATAACATCACCGATTGTATAACCACTACCAGCGTTACTACCGATAGCGACTGCTGTAACTGGAGTTCCCGGCCCACCGCTGGTTGTTGTATTTACTACTAATCCACTACCTGTTCCACCTGTGGTAGCAACATCAGTAGCACCAGTGTAACCAGTTCCTCCAACTAATGTTGAAGTAGTTGCTACTCCGTTGTTAGCCTTATTTTTGTGCTCCATGATTGTATATGTTCGACCAGTGTTATGGGAGTCGTCATCAGTAAAGTTAGAGCCACCAATAATTGAGATTCTACATCCTACTAACATACCGACTGGATATTGTAAAAGACCAGCATTACAAGGAGTAGAAGAAGCACCTCCTGAGAAAGAAATTATACTCGTATTTGCGTCACTGTCTCTACTTTTGTGGGTGAACTTAAACGAACCTGCGTAGTTATGTTTTAGTTTTAGTCCTGTTTCGTGACCGAATGAAACTTCGGTTAAATCTCCTTTGTATACTGTAGATGGCATGTCGGCTCAACTCAAGGCACTAACTCCGCAAAGATAACTACTTCTATCTGAAAGGTCATACGAAATAATACTTTTGACCTATCTGACAAGTCAGTGCGAGTTTTGTATACCATTCTATCGAAGTTCACACCATCACCTTTTCTTACAGTGTGTATAAGGCGGCGTATCTCGTTTTCCATGGCTTGTAGATGCTTCCTACCTTTAGCAGTGCGGGCATCTACCGTGATGTTTAGACGGGTGGTTACGAAATCATACAACAACTCAGGTGCTTCTTCGTTGTGTGCCGTTTCATAACATAGAATATAGTCGTGACGAGACAAGTCTATTCTCTTACCTCGCTCGGGTTGTAGTGTAGCAATATCTGCTATGACTGGTTTGATGTTACCTGTGTTAGCACGATTCCAGTCATTAAGGGTATTGATTACCATATCTAAAGATTCAGTGAATGTCGCTACCATAGTATCACTCCTTGTATTTTTTAATATCAGGCAGCAACATACCGCCTTTGAATATCAATTTATGCTGCATTAGCATAGGTGACTCACGAAGCATACGCTCATCAGCATCTCTTAAGGCAGCATCAACTTCGTTTTGAGGGGCTGGTTGGCTACCTTTTTTGTAGCCGTCATCAGTTTTTCTAATGCCTCTTTCACTCAATTCTTGAGCCTCTACCTTTTCTCGGTAAATCACAGGTCTTTTAGTAACGACTTGTCTTATCTCTTCCTGATATTTTGGGTCGGACACCTCAGCAGTAAGAAGTTGTAAAAACTCATCTTGAGGCCCACTAACCATAACACATCACTCAAATACTACTATCTCTATGTATCTAGCAAGTATGCTATCTACTTCTGCCCTCAACAACTGTATCTTAGCAGTCAAATCTACATTCTGTGTGCCTTCAGGAATCAATACACTTCTGTCATCTGACATCAAAACATCTATCGCTACCATCTTTGTAGCGGCCTCTTCTATAGCCTTCTCAAGATAACGCTCACCATAAATGTAAGAACATTTGATAGCATTATACTCAAAGAAAGGATAAGAGTTGTTAAAATAAATCTGACCTACTTCATGGTCAAGCCACCAGTCACGCAGTCTTGCATTGTCGCCTTTACTGCTACCACCTTGTAAGTCAATAACCAAAGTGGATTGTTTTAGAGCACCACCTATATCGCTAAGAGCGCCGCTTGTAACCATTACACAACCAGTAAAAGATGTGGCTGTTTTTGCTGTGTATCTAAAGACATCACCGCTAGCATCTATCACAACACCAGCAGGTGCGAAACCAGCAGTAGTATCTACATTTATAGTAGTCGTATCTAAACTACTAAAGGTAGCGTGATGTGTAGCGACTTGAGCAAACTCAATGTTGTCATCAGTAGTAACTATAGAACAAACTTCACCACCTTTACCAGCACGCATGCTCGTCACCTTTACTTGACCAGTGCCATAATCAGAATTAGCACTAGCGTAGAATTCATTGTGAAGAGCGACATTAGCACTAGACCCCTCTAAGGTGAACGCAGGGTCAAACTCCACTGCTGCTTTATTTACTCTATCTTCTTTGTTAATTAAGTCAGCAAGATTCTGTGCTGATGTAGCAGCATCAAAGTCAGCCCTCCACTGATTAGAGCCTGTGCCGATTGTTAGAATAGATGCAGAACCGTTACCCGGAGACATAACGATAGAACCTGACAATGCTCTCACATCTTCAGGTAGTTTAATTCGCACTTCAGCGCTACATATCTCACGATAATCGTCACCTTGCCACAGTTCTAAACGAAGGATTTGTTGAACATTTCTAAACAAAAGAGGGGCTGTTCCTACATAATCTGTATAGTATCGCCTTCTGTATGGTTTGTAAGTGTCAAAATTGATGTATTCAGCACTAACAAGATAAGGTCGCCAAGCGTTGTGAGTAATGTTATCTATCTTATCTTGAGCCTCTTTGATACGATTTTCTACTATGGATTTTTTCATACCACGAGTTTTACCATTGGTAAACGATGCTGTGTTTTGAACATAGGTGTTATCAGCCGCTTGATAATCAGCAGCAGTGATTGTGTCAGCAAAATTAAGTTGCACCCCACTAGCACTTGTTCCTATGGAAGTAATGACTCTTTCAAGACCCAACGGGTCAGCATCGGAGTAAATAAGAATAGTATCACCCTTCTCAAACCCGATAGTTCTAAAATCAGCACCAGTAACAAATACAGCAGTGGATGTGCTATCAGCGCTTACTAATACAGCATCTTGCGGGCCGATTGATAAGAAGTCAGCAACTTTCTGTGCTGTGGTGTATACAATAGCGGTAGGGTCTAATGGTCTTGTTTCTGCTTCACCGGGGTTGAATACTATTGGCATTTCTTATCCCCCGTTACAAAACACTTCTTGGTTTTAGCCTCTTTCTTATCCACTTCTTTTGACTTAACATCAAACCATTCATCAAGGAGTTTACAACGGGTCATGCTCTATTCTCCTCATCTACAAAAGCAAGATTATATTCCATCGGTTTACCACAACTACCACAGTTTTCCCTCCACATAAAATGAAGCATACCACAGTGTTTACACCGAGTGCCTGAGCCAATGTTTAGAACATCACTGGCTTTGAGATTACGATTACGCTGTTGCGAAGTTATACCCTTAAGTGGGTTTTCTTCATCAATTACTTTACCAAGTAGAGTTTGTGCGTCAGAACGAATACCTTGCTTTTGAAAACGCTCAATGTCCGTTAAGTCAATTGATTGCTCTCCTAGCGACATACATACTCCTCACGCTCAACTGGTTGTAACAAATATGTAAACATTACCTAGAATAACATGTGGGTCACAAGAGACACATGTGTTAGTAGAAATAGCGTCGCTAATTGCTGTTTCTATCGCAGTCTTTGCAGTGCTATCTTGGAAATCCCTAGGTGGGAAAGGGCCAAGTATTGACACTGTTTTAGCCATGTTTCGTCACCTCAAGAGCGACGACCCATAGCGACAAAGGTGCAAGCAGCACCGACATTCAAGGTAGTTCCGTTAATGCCGTGTGTTACGGTAGCAGCGCTACCTACAGCGTTAACCATAGCGCCGTCAATTGATGCTAGTAGACTACTAAGGTCTACTGCTTCGCTACCGCTTGTGCTTCCTGTTACTATCATTCTATCTCCAAAGTAAGTTGGTCTTGGGTCTATTGTTGCCATATTTATTCATCTCCGTCTGTTTCTTTTGATTCTTCTACAAGTGCTTCTGTTTCTTGAACTCCGTTAGGACTCATTACAGTTGCTACAAGTTCGAGTAGTGTTGTCTTAGTTGCATAACCTTTTGGTTTGATATCATACTTAGCAAGCCAAGCAACAATGTCGCCTCGCTTCCAAGTCTCATCAGGTGTGCTGGAGTTCCCAGCATCTACAGGCTCATAGCCTTCTACTTTGTAATTGTCTCCAAGACGACCAGCGTATTTATCACACCATGCAGTAGTGACTTCTTGAGGCTGACCTCGTATGAATTCAGGATAGGAAGAGTCTATGTTTCTTTTAGAAAAAGACCGACCTATGTAGGTTACTGTAGGCAAGTTACCTCACCTCAGTTGTATAGAACCATCAAGTCTGCTACTTTTAAGTTAGCCAATCCAGTTACTGTGACTTGTAGACCGCTTTCAGTAGTTCCAAGAACTGCTGTTCCCGGTGAAGCCTCTCCACTTGTTACAAAGATAGAAAGAATCCTTGTAATTCCTCCACCCAATGTAAATTGACAGTTGCTACTACCACCTACACATTCGATTAATGCCATCTTAGGTGCTGGTGCGTAGCCATTTGTTGCATCTGATTGTAGAGGCTTGAATGATTCAAGGTTACCCGGGTATGTGCTACCACGGTTCAAGTAATCAGTTGTGTCATGTGACCCTGCTCTTAATTCCCAAGCACCTACAAGGGTGTTAGTTCCGTTTGCTGCTGCTGCGGTTGTTACTGTTAATTCTGTTGCCATATTATTTCATCTCCATATTTTTTTTTTATTTTTTTTGTCCTCACTTCAAATCACGAATGCTTGCTTGTGCACCAAAGAAAGTAGTCCATACTTCTCCCATGGTTCGGTAAAGACCTTCCTGACCCAATCTGTTGATTGCGAATGGGTCACCAGTTTCGATACCGGACTCGAAGTATTGTGTAGGAATTGCTGTGCTGAAATACATATAGTCAGTGTCTAGTAGATACATTCTGCTTAGACCATCAGCGTCTACAACATCCTTGGATGGGATGATTGGAACACCGTTGTAAGTTGCTACGATGAAACCGGCTTCAATACCCGGAACACCTTTAACACCGTTATAGGTTGGTGTAACTCTCTTCTCTTCCATGAATCTTTGTTGTGCTTGTAGAAGTTGTTGTAGTCTCATTAGAGTGTCATATCCAGTTAGGATAACCTTTGGATTACCACCACGCTCCCAAACTTGTTGGAAGATTGTGTCTAGGTGGTCTAATGATAGAACACGCTTGTTTGCTGCTTGAGTGTCTGCTGCACAGTTTACTTCAGCGTTTGACCAAGCGTTTGCACTTCGGTCAATACTGTAGATATCTAGGTCTGATGCTAGGTCTACATGCTCGTTTCCGCCACTTGTTCTTAGACCAGTTAGACCTGTTCCTCCACCGTCACCGGCAGTGATTCTGTCAAGTGATTCAAAGTTGTTACCAGCAACTGCGCTGGTGTCTTGTAGTAGCATTAGGTTAACCATTTCAGCATGGTGCTTACCCATTTCTTCTTTTAGAACTGAGCGCATGTCGCCTAGACCATCATCTTTGTCAGCAAGGAATACTGCAACTTCGCTTACATCGAATGAGTGAGCGATTGTTTTTGGTTTTGCTGCTACATGTTGGAAGGTTGGTTTGACAGTTTCAGGCAGTGTGCCGTTTTCTGCTATTCCACCGTGAACTGCTCCACCGTTTGGCTTTTCTGTGATAACTCTCCAACCACTTCTTTCCCATGGTTTCTTTGGTAGGATTGAGAATGCGTTAAATTCTTGGTTCAACTGTGACCAAACTTTTCTACCGTAGATTGCTTGGTATGTTCCAGCAGTGGTGCTGAGCATTGGTGAATCAGCCTTCAATAGTTCGCTTCCTGTGTAGGTGTAGCCCATTGAGTTACCTGCTCCGTAGTAGTATCTTTCCATATCTGTTACTGTTCTTACATAATTTCGTGCCATATTTATCTCTCCATGTTATTTTTTGTTGTTTCGAGCCTCACTCGCCTCGGTATAGCCCTCCAGCAAGTTGGTGAACTTCCTCCCAAGTCATGTTAGCCAAGTCTTGTGTGCTTGGAACTTCAACTGTAGGTGCGGCAGACTTTGCGATTGTTTCGCCAGCGCCACTGGATAAGTTGTCAATTCTTTCGTTAAGTGCCCCAAGAGCCTTCATGACTTCATCAAGTGGGCCACGAGCATCGAATTCTGCTGCTTGAGCCTTTGCGATTTCTGCTTGCTTTTCTTGAGCATAGCGACCCTCGAAGTTAGTTTCAAGAGACTTGCGGAATTCTTCTTCCTCTTTTGCTGCTTTGAAAACACCGTATGCTTCTTCTAGTCTGTGAGAATCTACTTGGGATGCGTTGATGAAGTCAGACTTCTCAACTTTTGCACCGCCACTCATTAGACCAGCACGCTGTAGAGCATTAGTAGATGGGCTGCCTCCTTCTTGAGCACGACCCTTTACTTGTCCAGCAAAGTAATTAGCACCATCTCCGATTTCTTCAGGAGTAGAGCCAAGATTTGCTTTTGCTACAGTATCAAAGTGAGCACGAGCAGCACCAGTGTCAACACCAGCAGACTTTAGGGTGTTTTCCATCCAGTCTAGGTATTCAGCAGTGATGACATCGGAGTATTCAGACTTCATTTTGTCGTCTTTCTTCTCTTTCTCTTTGTCTTTGTCTTTGTCCTCCATGTAGTTGGCCTTCATTTTGTCGTCTTTCTTATCGTCGTCATCTTTCTTGCCTTTCTTTTTATCCATGTGCTCTTTCAAGCCTTTTGGGATTTCCCCCTTTTCCATAGAATCAAGTCGGCCTTCTAGTCGGGTCAATACATCGTTCATTTGTTCCATTACTTCATCAGTCATTTTATTCACCATTTTGTTTTTATCTTCTTTTAGTATATTGAATGTGGCTTCCGGGTTTATTCCTTTTTCGCATATTGTTATTTCGTGTAATTCTAATTTTGAGATTTCTTGATATGAGCCATGGTTTTTGTCGCTTTTGTTAACTCTTTTGAATGCTTGACCCCCGATACTAAATCCTGTTAGATTCCCTTTTCGGATTTCACTTGCTACTTCTCGTGCTTTCTCAATGTCGTTTCTTAATTTTACTACAACAAACATTCCAGCATCGTCAACTTCGCTTTTCCATAACCTCCCTTGATTGTCAGTATAATTTGATATTACTTCTCCTACTTGAATATTAGAGTGTGCTAGTTGAACATTTCTGTATTTGGGGTCTGACATGAATTTTTTGAAAGCGTCTTTCAATGCTGACCTTGTAATTAAATCTCCTTGTTTGTCTACCAACTCAACTGAAGCGTAACCTGCAACAATGAGGTCGTTAGACCCTTTGAGCAATTCAAGGCTTCTTCGCTTAGTTCGTAACACACTAATTCCTCCTCTATTTGTTTACCTATATTAATAAAACCCTAAGCCTCATAATCCGATTCTGCTTCATAAGTAGGAGACTGCTTGGCTTTTTTCTGTTTCAAGCGCCTCATCATGGCTACTGGGTATTCATCTTCCATATCCTCGGTTGGGCGCTCAATCATATCCCAATCAGGCACACTCTCTTCGCTGGTGAGTCTTGTTGGGCCTCTTGGTGATTCTATACCACTACCAACATCTATACCCATACCCTGAGCACTGGTCATACCTGACATTTTTTCTTTAGCAACTCTATCCATTCTTTCACTTAGGTCTGCTATTCTAGTAAGAGTCTCAAGCATTTTTACTTTGAGTAAAGTCTTTTCATCATCAGCGTCTATGATACCATGTGATTGTTTTTCACTATGTCGTCTATCTTTCTTATCGTGCATTGAATGATATGTCTTATCAGGTATAATCTCTTCAACAACACCTTCATCTTTTTTCTTATCCACACCTTTCAACATCAAGGATACGGCTTGACTCCACAAAGGTCTGACACTTTCTGCTAACTGTAAAGTATAATCAGATTGACTTAATTCTCCTATTATAGACTTAGGAGAGTGCACCCAATTACCAGTATGAGATGATTCTGCTTTATACACTACTTCGTCTAGTCCTTCAAAGACAACTGATATCTCGTTTTCTCTTAATACTACATCATAGGCTACAGGTATGACAGGATGAGACTTTGCTAACAAGGATAGAGTTTCAAGACTGGCAGGACTTTCTGCTTCTGCTTCTCCTACTATTTTAGAAGAAGTTACATCATAAATTGTTTTACCGTTACGATTTCTTTTCTTAACACCTGATACTGATATAGATACTGTATCACCTTCATTAAACGGTTTAGGACTCTTGATTGTTCCAACATCAAGATATTGTTTGCCCTCATAATCTACACCTCTATTACCAAATCCTTCGGAGTCAAGTGGCCCTGCTCCTAGTCTGTATGTGTATGGGCCTTTACCCCTAACATCAAGAATAATGAAACTAACATTCTTATTCTTACGAAGTAAAAACCACTTAGGATGTCTGCGCTCACCACGCATATATGTAGAGTTAGCATCACGAAGTAATAATTGCTTATGCTCGTTTTGTAAACTTTCAACTGTGGATTCTAAACCACCGCTTTCAGTAACTCTTGTATCAAACGGCCCGGGAACTAATACATGTTCATGACTATCAAACTGACCACGCAAAACTTTGAGCCTTTCTCTCACAGTCATATCTGCTATGTTAGTTCCGTCATAATCTAAGATATCTATGAGATGTATATTGTCTTTCATTCTCACAGCGTCTACCATGTAGTCTTTTTCAGTAAGTGCTTTCAGGTGTTTCTTATCATCAGTGGTTAGCATTACAGCATCGTTACCTTCGCCGTATGCAGAAACTTTGTCACCTTTTCTAACGATTATCATTCGCTCGCCATCATAGAACGCTGATACTACCCAGTCTCCACTAAAACCTCTAAGTGCATCAAAGTCTTTCAAAGAGAATATTCTATGCATAGGAAGAATAGGCGGTGGTTTTGAATCATCTTCTTTCAATAGTGCATCAGGATTCATCAATACAGTGAGAGTTTCAGTAGGGTCGCTAGCAGTGAATAGAGACATATCAGAATGGGCTGGCATAGCAACAATATTGGTTCTACTCATGTTAGTAGTGTTGATAGGTAATTCATAATTAGATGAGAGAACCTGCTGCACAGCCTCTTCACCATGTAGTTCATTCATCACTGCTTCAGGAATAGAATGTAAGAATTGCTCTTCTGTATTTGTTCCGGCTACAGCCTTTTTGTTACCGGGGAACTCCATACCAACTGATGGTGTCATTGGATACCCACTATCCATACCACCTGAAATATACATGTCTTGAACTGATGCACCTGTAGAAGTGGCTGGATGGATAGGTTGCGACCTGTAACCAGCAAGTTTGACTTTTGTTGCAGGGGCAACTACTTTATCCATAGTCTGTGCTTGTTGGGGGTCAAACAAATAAAGGTCGTGAACTAAACTCTTGGCTCTATTTACTGGCCCGTCTATATCCCCTGTTATCGCTCCGAGTGCATTGTTACCTGTGCCGTATTCGCCACCACGATGAGATAATTGAATACGAGATAAACCATGCATGTCTAATTGGTTTTGTTGATTAGGTCTAAACAACCTGTCAATAAACCCAAGATATTTTGAGTATTTTTCACCTAAATTTCTACCAAACTTTCTATCAGCAGTTGCTCTAGCAGAATAATCACTGTGATGAGGTCTTGTTGAAATGTGCTCATTCAAAATATCATCTATGGCTGAATGATGGTCGTCTGTAGTAAAGATACTATTAGGTTCTTCACCAGCAAAACTAACACCAGTGCCTAATAAATCACCGTGTCTTAGAACTTTAACAGGAGACATTCGCCCTTCTAACAACCTCTCAATCATATCATTGTGTGCATCGTCATCAGGTAAATTTAGTAATTGTCTAACCTTTGCTGGCGACATAGTAGGTTCGATTAGTTTACCAGCATTACCTAGAACACTAGCAATAGTGTGATGTGGTGAAACAACTTCATCTTCGTCGTCTGTCAGTAATTCAGCAGCGCTTCTGTGAAAATCCTCATACTCCCCGTATCCATGAGTAAATTGTCCGTGTTCTGAATGAGGTAGTCTTAGTAAAGCCATGTTAGCGTCTCTCATTAAACGAGAAGTATTGGCTAAGAACTTATCAGGGAACTCAGGATTAAAGGCATTAGGGTCTAACTTTTCAAACTCAGGTTTGAGTTCTTTAGCCACAGCCATTATTGCTTCGTGGTCTTTTTCGTCTTTTATTTGAAAGTTATCTGATATTTGACTATAGGAGTTTTTATTTTCTTTAGCAGCCTCATTTTGTATTTCTTGAATTTTACCTTCTATTCCAAATAACTCAGAATTTAGATTTCCATACTCTTCAGAACCTTCATCAAAATTCATTAATATTTCACTAACTTCATCATACCTTTGCTCTAGTTCAATGAGTCTGTCTCGCTGCTGACTTGTAAGAGGTAAATCCTTACCCGCTAGTTGTTTGTGACCTTGAATAGTTCTGTAAGTTTCTAAATTACCTTCGCTATGCGCTAACTTAGTTCCTGCTCCAATATCTTTTCTACCAAGCCTCATCTTATCCTTCATCGGGTCATGCGGTGGATGATATCTTCCACCTGAAGTGATTAGTCTACTACTGTGAATTTGATTGTTGACTGTTTGTGTGGCTTTACCTCCTCTACCACCCACTGCGTTAATTGGATTAGTAGTAAAGAAATTTCTACCTCCTAATTCACCTCTATTAGATTGTCCTACACTGAAGTATTGTTTTCTTTCAGCATCAGTCATGTATCTAACTAGATTAGTATAACCACCTATTAAAGATGACATTTGCCTAAAAGGTAGATTCTTGTTATTTCTAGGTTTAGTTCTTATGTGACTTGAAGCATCCCAAAGTGATGAGATACCGTGTGGGCCTTGATGTGTTCCACTATCTTTAGAATATAATGAGGGAAGATATCTGCCCCATAGCCCTACTGTTTTTGGATTAGGTATGAGTTCTCCTCCATCTATTTTACCAATGATAGAATATCCGTCACTATTTTTTGGTAGAGAGTCATGCATCATTTCTAAGTAGTGTAAAACATTTCTTCCCATACCACCTTGATAATGAAACTCATCAGCAAAATGTGCGCCTAGTCCTATGATGTTACCTGCGTCGTCTGTAAGATAGTGCTCTCTTTCATCTTCAGGAATATCATTAATATCAGGGCCGTTTTTTCCACCATAGTGAAAGAAGTCGTGATTACGAATTGGTTTTTGTTGTTGATAATCATTTGACATCTCTTGTGCTTTCATAATAATTTCTTTTACCTTATTATGGTCAACTAAAGGATTCTCAAAGTCTAGTAGTAAAGGATGCTCTTTCATAGCGGTCATGTCGGCGTTATATCCTAACAAACCTAACATAGTATTCAAATCTACAAATGTGAAAGGGTCATCGTCTAAAGTTTGTAGTTCTTGTAGTATACCTTCTCCGTGGTGAACTGGATGCTCTCTAGCACCCCTGTTTATTTTTCTACCTTGCATCATACCTCTAATCGGTAGATGAGTAAGAGTCTCCATACCATCTTCCTTATGGTTATTTAGCATAGTATTGTATTGTTCTAGTATAGCATCATATACACTTGTAGCACCTTCTTCATGAGGAACTAACCTCATAGCGTCAAGTAATGATTGCTTCATGGCTCTATCACTATCTCTTGGGTCGTCATCTATTGTTTCATAGTGTTTCTTAACATTCGCTCCATGCATGTGTTGAGGGCGCATATAATGGTCAAACTCACCAGTAAATCGTTGAGCGAGATTTCTTTTTATCCGACCAGCACTTATTGTTTTACCATTTGATAGTTGTATATTCTGAGCATCTTCAGCATCTGTTCCTTTTTCGTGAAGATGCCTTAACACTTTGAATCTATCAATAGGTGAAAGAAACTCAAGACCATACAAATAACCTTCATAACCTAACCCTTCTTTTATCTGTATAGGCTTTAAAGAATCAAAATCACCATTGTATGTTATTTCTTGAATTTGCTCTTCGGTCAACTCTTCCTTTGGGTCGAATAACTCTCCGTGATACTGGTTACTTTCTAAACTGTCAGCAAACTCTTCAAAGTGCGCTAGTTGTAAAGCATGCTCATGCTCTTCCGGTCTTGGGTATTTTTCAATCATTTCTTTTACAAGGTCAGGATTCTTATTTTTCCACGCCAAAAAGTTGTCATAATAAATATCGTGTAAATAATTGTCACCTAACGGGCCAAGAAAGTTGTAATGCTTTTCTTCTGCATTGGCATCACCGATTTTTGTTCTACCAACTATGGAAGGGTTGTTCTTCTTTCGCTCTAACTCTTCTTTACCTCGCTCGGCTAATTTATATTTTAACGATAAACTTTCTTCACCCGGTGCAGAAGGTAAGTAGAACTGTCTTAATTTTTCTATCTTTTTTGACCTACCAGTAATGGTATTTTTTTGACGAAGAGGATGATGCTTTTCATGATGAGGATGAGATTCAGCAAAATGTTGACCCTGTGCAAATTCAACATGAGGATAGGATGCTGCTATTTCATGTAGCGCTCTTTCACGGACTCTATCTTGCCAAGGATGAGAACCTAAGCGCATTTCAGCGCCTCTTTCAAAGTCTAATGATTCTGCTTGTTTTAGAATAGAGTCTGTTATAGTATCAAAAGTTGTCTCTAATATTATCTCATTGTGTGCTTGTAAATTCATCTTAGCAAACTTGTAATCACCTATTGCATTAAGCAAATCGTTACCGTCTATTATAGATTTTAGAAGTTCATTTCTACTTCTATAATACCAGTCAGTAGGTGTTTCAATCAATCAGAATCCCCCTCAATAGGGGTCGTCTCTCAATACCCCACCGTCATCGAGACGGCTGACTCCTCCGCCTTCATGCGGGTTTAACATAGAGGCTAACTTGTCAAGACTTATCTGCACTGATGTAGCACCTTTGTTGGCAACATCTTCAGCGTTGTATGGATATTGATTTGTAGTGTAGTAAGCATTTCTTGTTTGACCACCAGTTTCAGACATAAACATTACACCCATTGGTGAAGAATCGTATGATGTAATAAATCCGGGTTGAGAACCTTCAGCAACTGCTTTTTGCACATCTACAGGAGAAGGCATATCCATGTCTTTAGGTAAAGGCATGTCACGCATCTTAGGTTTCTTTACCTTTATCTTACGCCCTTTGTCGCCTTCTTTCTTCTTAGGTTTTTTACCTTCTTCCATGTCCTTTGGTTTCTTCATCGGCATATCCATTGGCATATTCATTGGCATATCCATTGGCATATCCATTGGCATTTCTTTGTTTTTCATATCTTTAGCGCCTTTACCATCAACAGCAAACTTTGGCACTTTCTTGCCATCGTGTTCTACCATTTCAAGTTCTTTCATTTTGTCATCTTTGTCAGGCTTGCCGTGTAATCTATCGCACTGCGCCTTTTCTTTTTCAGAACACTCAGAATATTTTTTACCAAAATTCTTCATACAATAATTATCTTTTTTAGCCATGTTAGAGCCTTTTTGTAATCCATCCATTAAAACAACATCACCATGAGGTGAGATTTTAACATCATCCATTTTGTCTATAATTTTCTTACACTCTTCGGTAGATACACCGCATTCGTCAGCGCACTCTTTGAGGCTAGCAGCACCGCCTTTCTTTTTCAAGCAATTCTTAATTTTACTTTCATGACCATCGGCTTTTTCCATAGAAGTGTGACCACTCGGACAACCGGCCTTACAACTTCCCATTTTAGCCATTCCTTCGCAACAAGGTTTTCCTTTACCTTTTTCAAGTGCGTCTATACGCTGGGTTAATTGTTGTGCTTTGTTCATTAGGTCTAGGGCTTGTCTACTCATTGGGGATGGTATTGGTTTCATTGTATCACCTCGGTTGATTTGGCTTGCTCAGCCATTTCGTGAATCTCCTCCCATGACATT